TCATATCAATTAAACAGGGAAGCAACGCCAGTTCAAGGTTTGCCACTTGCCACAGATCCTCTTTGCCCAAAAGAGTACGAAAGTATGTCCATAGCTCTAACGTCAGCACGGCATCCATTTCCGCATAAGGACCAACGTGCATGGCAGGGAGTTTCCATAGCTCTGCTTTTGGATCAACGCCAAAGTCACGGGCAGCTTCGACAAGCGACTTCTCTGACTTGGTTTTATTAAGATGATCGTAGGATAAAGCGTTAAGACTGTAGCTAAACCTGTTTTCGTCAAGCAAGGATGCAATAACCATGGTGTCTATAATGCGCCCATTAATTTTAAAACCCATGCGCCGGATCCACCCTGCATCGTATTGGGCGTTGTGCATGATTTTATCGGCGGCACATTCAAAAACTTTCTTGAGCCACTTATCAACAATACGTTCGTCGAGATTTCCGCCACCAAGGTGACGAATGGGGATGTACCCAGACCAATCGGCGGTGGCGATAGCATACCCCACCACTTGACCGTCTGATCGTGACCACCCCGGTCCCAAGGTTTTAAGGTTTGGGTCCTTTGTTTCGACGTCGATTGCTATTTCTTTTGCATCCCAAATGGGAGGCAGTTCCGCAGGAGGAACCCACTCCGACTTTGGAGTAAACATTGCCATTTGTAGGGACATTATTTAATCCTCCGATACTCAACGGGAATATCATTTACTTTTGCAAGATCAATAGCCAATTGCATTCCATAGGAAATTCCAAAGTCTTGATACACGGCGATGAGTTCGGCAAACTTGTGCCACTCAAAAGAGGTTGTTAATCCCTTCGATCTTTCCTTATCGTTATCTTCGTTCAAAACCTGAGTATACAACAAATGAAAGGCCAAGGGAGCTTCCCCCCGATCTAAACTGTCTTTCAAACACTTTTGAGCATACTTTGTATTGTATTTAATATCTCCTTTGAACGGGGATTCAATAATTACTCTCATTACTTATCTCCTTCCGTAGTAAATTCTCCACCAAGGGAGGAATAGCCACATTTATCAATCCAAGAATCTTGGTGTTCAATTTTGTTTAACAATCGGGCGGTCTTTACCCAATCCATCATTAAAATAACATGACCTTCTGTTAGGTATCCATGACTTGCTATGGCGCCCTTGACAATACAATTCCAACCATCTGCAATGCGCTCATGGTTTAATAAAGCATCTCCATAATCTTCATGTCGGTCTCCGTTTACTAACTCTTCTGCTTTTTTTAAAATTTCTGCTCGTTTCATAAATCATAACTCCTGTTTGCGTCTTCTGCCTCGACGATATATAAATTATCTTTTGTTCTTGTGACCCCAACGTAGAACACACGGTGCATATCGTCAGGGTTTAGTCTCATATCCTCTTCAGCCGCAGGCGAAAGGTCCGTGAACAACACAACGTTGTCCGCTTCCCCTCCCTTTGCCCCGTGAATTGTGGATACTGTAATGCGTGGCGGTTTGTTAAAATCCTCCCCCTTGCGCAATAGTTTCGATATATAAGCCCTGTCTGTATCGGGGAGCTTATCCATAGCAACGTGCCATTCCATATCTTCCGTTGCTAGTAATCCGTGGCGGTCCTGTAAAACCCACAACGTCATAAAGTCATCGTCCATCACACTTGTGAGACGTTTAAACCCTCGTTTAATACGAACGTTGGACGACATAAAACTGTATATCTTTTTTGCAACTTCTCCTGAGACCTCGTCGCCTTGTCGAAGACGTTCCCATCCGTTTACCGCGTCGCTAATTCGTTCGGATATACTACGGTGACCCCTGTAATTAAACAGATAGCCCGACCCTCTTAAATCAGCGGTTACGGGATTAAGCACATAACCTGCCTGAGACATGATGAGCCAAGAGCCGCGGTCCATGTTGAGTTCATTGACGGTACTAATACGGCTAACCAGACCCAAGGCGTCTTTTGCTTTGTAAGTCTTTGGATATCGACGGTTAATGCGCCGTGCTACCTTTTCCGCAAAGAAGTGAACCGCCTTGGGAACACGGTGCGATTGTGTGAGCGTTTCACTGGATCCCTCTAGGTTTATAAACGTGTCAACGTCGGCTCCCGCCCAACGATATATGGCTTGATCGTCATCACCGGCTGCGTACATCTTCTCGCTTTTTTTATCCAAAGCGTAAGCAATGTCCCACTGTAGTGGCGATAAGTCCTGCGCTTCGTCTAGAAAGGTCATGGAGAAACGTGGGCAATTAAACTCTGCGGAGATTACAAACTGTTCAAGCATATCTGTAAAGTCGTAAAGACGGTAAGCCTTCTTATATTCGCTCAGGCATTTATCAACATACTTTACCGTCGTCCAATCCTTTTCCAACGAGCTTTGATTGTATTGCTCTCTTAGATCCACCTTGCGCAAACGAGCTAGGTTTATAATTCCTAAGATAGGATCGTTGGTAGAGGATATATCGGTAATGTCCTCAGAAAAGTCTGACCAAACTTGCGAAACAATACTGACGCCCATACTGTTGGATAGCTCTTTGTAATGTTCGTCCTGCATAATCTGATCTTTTTGTATGTCAGAGCATTGAAGGGCAAGGCTGTGCAGTGTGCGAAAGTAAGGAAGATCATGCTTTGGATCGAGCTTAAATCGTTGGGCTGCCCGCTCTTTGGCTTCGGTGGCCGCCTTTCGGGTAAAGGCAAGAAAGGCTATTGTGTTTGCAGGGACACCCGCGGATAAGGCTTTGTCTACCATATCCAAGAGTGTCGTTGTTTTTCCTGTACCGGGAGGTCCGAAGATTCTAAACATGACGTATTTCTTTACGCAACTCTTCGATTATATCTCTAAAATCATCTACAGAATCCTTATAGGTTGTTTCCTCCAATGTATTTAGAAGTTCCAACAAACTCTTTACGCTTATGTTGGTGCAACTTAATAACTGGTTAACGTTTATCAGCGATAGAAAATAAGCAATTGGTTTGTCGTAGTACCCCTTCTTTTTTAAGAACGTCGTTACCCGTGTAGAAAGAATAAGGTCTTTCATGTTTTCGGGCGAGACCGTCTCCAGTTTATGTAGGTAATCAATCTTGTTTAATCGTTGAACCACGGAACAAATGTACTGACGCGTTACTCCATATTCCTTGGCGATTGAGGAATAGGTCATGCCCTGCTTGACGCGCTTAATGAATATGTCGTGGTGCTTACTCGTTATTTTCATCTATCTCCTCCATAGTACTTACTTTCGTCTATGTCCTTCATAGTCATTTTTTCAACAAAGATAGGAGTTTCATCTCCAACCCAAGCGCCCACTGTATTAAAAGAAAAAAACTCACTGGCTTCCTCAAAATCCATGCCGTCTCTATCCATAAGAATTTTTATACACTTTGCAGAATCATAAACGATCAAGTCTTTTTGACCGCATCTAACTCCAATACCTATAACTGCTTCATCAAAACCATCTGCTTTTAACATTAGAAAGGCGCCTCCTCTTGCTGCCCAAAGTCTGGTGGACTTAAATCTATTTCCGCTGCATCAAATGCAGGAATAGACCAAACCCGTACTGCTCTGTTTTTTATTTTAAGCACAACACTTGTGCCGCTTATGTCACGCAGTCTCTGCGCTATCTTGTGGCTCTTATACTCAAAGAACTTGTTCTTCTTGAGAAAGCCCTCAAAATCCCTTAATCGAAAATATGTTATGTTACTGTCCTCATCGGTCCATGGGCGGCGGAGTAAGATCTCTTCTTTGTCTGTCGCCTGCTGTAGATGACGACAAAACTCCTCTAAGTAATCATAAAACTGTCCGCTTGTGCTTGCATCGACCGCAACCTCCACAATAGCCGATTCGTTATCCTTCATTTCGGACATAAGAGTAGAAATACGACCCTCCCACTGGTTCTTAGCAACGGAGCGTGGCATAAAGTTCAATTGCTCCATGCAGGCACGTTGAAAGACTTGCTGAGATAGCAGGGCGTCCGTATCCAGTTCAAGCGGTTCGCCGTTAACATCCATAAACCAAACAGGCGGAGATGAGTTGTATTTTCGTAGGTTTGCCACCGTTGCTCCCTGCACGGCTGCACCAACCCCAAACTTTCGTGTCCGACATAAATCCTTGTTGCAATGTGCGTTGATAGGAGAATCAGAACATTTGTAAGTGTATTCTTTTCGCTCTAATTGTTTGGCGACAATATTCACCTCTCCTAAAGGCAGGGGAGGATCAAGGTATTGCAT